AAGAACACGTTCACCATGGGGCGGTCCGACTACCAACGGCAGTATGAGCCGATTCTCTACGGCTGGAAGGAGGGCTCGGACCACTACTGGTGCGGTGCTCGCGACCAGGGAGATGTGTGGCTGGTGAAGAAGCCCGTTTCGAACGACCTGCACCCGACGATGAAGCCGATCGAATTGGTGGAGCGCGCCGTGCGCAACAGCAGCAAGACTCGGGATACGGTGCTCGATCCGTTTGGCGGCTCGGGCTCCACCCTGATTGCCTGTGAGAAGGCAGGACGCCAGGCGCGGCTGATTGAACTCGAACCGCGCTACTGCGACGTGATCGTTCGGCGCTGGGAGGAGTTCTCCGGCAAGAAAGCAGTGCTCGAGGGAGACGGCAGAACCTTTGCTGATCTTGCTACCGAACGATTGGGAATTGCGGCGTGAATGGCACGCTGCCACCGCGAGATCGCGGTGATCGAAGCGGAGATCCGGGCGGGGAATCCTGCACTACCTGGGCTCTGCCTGGGCCTGGCGGATTGGTCCGCTGAACTTCGCCTTCTGAAGAGGCTTCCATGGAAGACAACCTTCTTCAAGTCATCGTCCCGGCCATCGGGCTCGTCTCCGGATTGATCGGCGCCTACGTCGGGCTGCAGAACCGCGCGCTGCTGGCTGAGGTTCGCCAGGAACTGGCCGAGTTGGAGAACCGGATCATCACGCGGATCAACGGGACGTATGTGCGAAAGGGCGAGTGCGCGTTACGAGAGGAGAACCTGCACAACCGGCTCGATGTGCTGGTTGGACGCCACGAGAAGCGAAAAGCCGCCGGTGATCAACCGGCGGCATTGAGTTCGGACTGACGTCTCAGGCGACGCGGTAGCTCCGCACACCGTCGGCGCGTTTGGTGCTTTCGATGGTGAGGCCCATCTTCTTGGCGAGGTTGCCGGAGAGGAAGCCGCGGACGCTGTGGGCCTGCCATTCGGTGGCGGCCATGATGTCGGCGATGGTGGCTCCATCCGGGCGCCGGAGCAGTTCAAGGACGATGGCCTTCTTCGAGTTCTCTCGCGGGGTGTGCGCCTTGCGGTCGGCCTTGGCCTCGGTGGTCGCCTGTGGCGCGGCGGGCGCCTTGGCGGCCACGTTTTGCGCAGGGGCAGGCCTCAGGGCTTGGGCGGCGCGCCAGATCCGCGCTACTGCCGTCTTGCGGTCCGTGAACTTCTTCACCGGCTTCAGGTCCGTGAAGGGCACCACGCCCGCAAAGCTGTTCCAGAGTTCGACATATCGCCCGATGGGCCACTCGGCCGAGAGCTTTGCGAGTTCGTCCTCACTCGCAAAGGTGCCTTCGATGGCGCCAACGCGGTGGTTGAGGGCATCCTCGAGTTCCGCGAAGGCGGTGATGGTGTTGTCGGTGTCGATGGTAAAGGTCGTCATGGGTTTCGGTCTCCTTGGTGGTTGGGATTCGATTCCGGCTCTGCGCCGGAGGCGAGAAACACGCTCAGTAATCGAGGCCTTTGGCTTCGACCACGCTGCGATCGCCCAAGTCGGCGAGCACGTAGGCAAGCTGCTCCGTGATGTGCCCCATGAACATCGCGTAGCCCCAGTTCTTGGGCTCTTCGGCCTGCCGTTTCTGGTACTCGGCCAAGCCAATCTCAATCCGCTTCAGCAAATCCTCGGCTTCGGCATGCCGCGCGGCGTAGCGGGCGGCGGCAGTCTCGGTGGTCTTCGATTTGGTGTTCCTCATTGCGAACCCATTCATCACTTCGCCGGGTAGAACAAGCAAGCGAAATCGGATCAAAATTCCGAGAAGCAGTTCGAATCAATCAGAGCCATGGCGGAGCGGTTGATGACGCAAGCAGAGTACGCGCGTCACCGCGGAAAGAGCCGCCAGTACATCAGCCGTCTGGCAAAGGCGGGCGTGCTGGTGATGCGGGGCGGCAAGGTGGATGCGGCCGCGTCCGATGCGGTGCTCGATGATCGCCCCGAACCGATTTCCGAACGCGTAACGGCTACGCCGGCGGATGTGGCTCCCACCGGCACGACCTTCACTCAGGCCAAGACCGCCGACATGGTGTTCAAAGCCAAGCTCCGCAAGATGGAGTACGACCTGCGCACCGGCAAGCTGGTCGAAGCAGAAATCGTGAAGCAACGCTGGTCGGCCATCCTGCGGCTGATTGTTGATCGCATCCTCGCCTGGCCGAATCGCCTGGCGCCCGAAGTGGCGGCGCTCACCGATGAGCGGCAGGTGCGCGAAGCCATCCTGCGTGAGGCGCGGGCACTGATCAACGACCTGCGGTCCGAAACCCAGTATGCGCGTTGAGGAGATCCAGATCCTGGCAGCCGAGGTGCTAGCGCCACCGCCCGATCTGACGGTCTCCGAGTGGGCCGATGCGAATCGCCGATTGTCTTCAGAATCCGCGGCGGAGAAGGGCGAATGGCGCACGGACCGGGCTCCCTATCAGCGGGCGGTGATGGATGCCATGGGGCCTAACAGCTCGTTCGAAACCGTGGTCATGATGTGGGCAGCCCAGTCGGGCAAAAGCAGTCTACTGGAGAACTTCCTCGGCTACGTCATTGAGCTCGATCCGGGTCCGGTGCTGCTGGTTGAGCCCCGCGAAGTGGACGCCGAGGCCTTCTCGAAAGATCGCCTAGCGCCGATGCTACGCGACACGCCATCGCTCGCGGGCAAGGTGGCCGATTCGCGTGCGCGCGATGCCAACAACACGATCCTGCACAAGAAGTTTCTGGGTGGATCGATCACGCTGGCTGCTGCCAACTCCCCGGCAGGCCTCGCAATGCGCTCGATCCGCTACTGCCTGCTCGACGAGGTGGACCGGTATCCGGCCAGCGCGGGTAGTGAAGGCGATCCGGTGAACCTCGCCATCACCCGCACGGCGAACTTCTGGAACCGAAAGGTGGTGCTGTGCTCGACGCCGACGACAAAAGGCGCCTCGCGCATCGAGCATGCCTGGCTCAATTCCAACCAGCAAAGCTACTGGGTACCGTGCCCGCACTGCGGCGAGATGCAGGTGCTGCGCTGGGAGCGGCTGCAGTGGCCGAAGGGCGACCCCGAGCGGGCAGCCTACCATTGTGAGCATTGCGCCGGCGAGATCCAGGACTGGCAGAAGCACCAGATGCTGCGCGCTGGCGAGTGGCGCGCAGCGCGGCCTGAGGTAACTGATGTTGCCGGCTTCTGGGTGAACGGGCTCTACTCACCGTGGCGCAAGTGGGGCGCCCTCGCCAAGAAGTTCAGCGTCGACAAGCAATCCGTTGAAACCCTTCGCGAGTTCGTCAATACGGTGCTCGCCGAGCCCTGGGACGATGCGGCCGAAACCACCGTCGACCAAGCCACGGTGATGGCGCGCCGGGAGCACTACCGAGCGGCGGTACCGTACGGTGCCGTGGTGCTTACGGTGGGCATCGACGTCCAGAAGGACCGGTTGGAACTCGAACTGGTCGGCTGGGGGCGTGGCGAGGAATCTTGGTCGATCGAATATCGGGTGCTGCCGGGTGATCCTTCGGGCGCGCTGGTGTGGCAGGAACTCGATACCTACCTCGAACGCCGCTGGCAGCACGAGACGGGAATCTCGCTGCCCGTGGCCGCCTGCGCGATTGACTCAGGTTACGAATCGCAGGCGGTCTATGAGTTCTGCCGGACCCGCTACCACCGGCGCATTTTTGCGGTGAAGGGGAGGGGCGGTCCGCTGCCGGTGTGGCAGCGCAAACCGACGGCACGGATCATCCGTGGCGAGAAGCCCTGGATTGTGGGAACGGATACAGCGAAGGAAACGATCTACGGGCGGCTGAAGAACCCGACACCCGGCACGCCGGGTTATTCGCACTTCCCGGCAGAGCGCGGGGAAAGCTACTTCGAGCAACTGCTGGGTGAAGTGCTGATCACGACCTACGCGAAGGGCCATCCCAGACGGGAGTGGCGGCCGAAGCCAGGCGTGCGCCAGGAAGCGCTGGACGCCCGGGTCTATGCTTATGCCGCGCTACGGGCGCTCGTTTCGATGGGCCTCTCGCTCGACAACGAAGCCGACCGCATCCTGGTGGCAAACCATCCGCGTCCGGTGTCCGAGGATGATCCCGACCGAGAGAAGTGGCTCGGGAACCGCCGGAAGAACTGGTTATCACGATGAAGGTGCGTAGTCAGAATCAGGGCCACGCGACGGGCAATGCTCCAGGCGGCGAGGCCTGGGAATATCTCACCGTCACCGGTGAAGCGGAATCGCCCACGCTGCTTGCCGAGCATGGCGCGCAGGGGTGGGAGTTGGTCTCCGTGGTCCGCGAGTTCGGCACCCGGGCTACGTTCTACTTCAAGCGGAGACGCGCGTAGATGGCCTGGAGCCAATCGCGGCTCGACGCCATTGAAGCAGCGATCGCCAGCGGTGAGCTTACGGTTCGTTTCGGAGACCGCACGGTCACCTACCGCTCAATGGATGAGCTGCTGCAGGCCAGGGCGGTGATCAAGGAATCGATCGACGCCGGTGCCGGCAAGGCGACCGACCGCTTCAGCTTTGCGCAGACGTCAAAAGGATGAACTGGCTCGACAAAGCCATCACCTGGGTCGCCCCCGAGGTGGGTCTGCGGCGGGTGCGCGCGCGGCGTGCCTCGGAGTTGATTCGTCTGGCTTATGAAGGTGCCCGCTCCGACCGGCGCACCGGCGGCTGGGTGACTTCGGGCAACTCGGCCAACGCCGAGATCGGTGTGGCGCTCACCAAGCTGCGCGAGCGTTCGCGGGATCTCGTCCGGAACAACGCCTATGCAGCGCGAGCTGTGGCGGAGATTGTGGGCAATTCAATCGGTACCGGCATTACTGTGCAATCGCGTAGCGGAGATGCCGATTATGATGCCGCTGCAAACAAGGCTTGGGAAACGTGGGCGCAGAATTGTGATGTCGACGGGCAACTCGACTTTGCTGGCATCCAGGCGCTGGTCGCGCGCACGGTCTTCGAGAGCGGGGAATGCATTGTCCGCCTTTACCATCGGTCGCCGCAAAGGGGCGTGAAGATTCCGCTTCAACTGCAGGTACTGGAGCCAGAGTATCTCGACCTTTCGAAGACGGAGAGGACCAAGAGAGGCTGCATTATCCAGGGAGTGGAATTCGACGAGGACAATCGGCGCACCCACTATTGGCTCTTCGCCGAACATCCCGGCGACATCCTGACTGCGAGATCGGGAATTATGCTCGGCCAGCAACCGAAGCGCGTGCCGGCATCCGAAGTCCTGCACATCTACCGCAAGGACCGTCCCGGTCAGGTGCGTGGCGTGCCGTGGCTCGCGCCCGTGATCGTGAAGCTGCGTGACCTCGATGAGTACGAGGAAGCCGAACTCGTCCGCAAAAAGATCGAAGCCTGCTTTGCCGCTTTCGTCACGCAGCCGCAGGGCCCCGATGGCCTCCCCATCGCGCCCAGCACCACGGATCCCGCGACGGGCAAGCGAGTCGAAAGCTTCGAGCCTGGCATGATCGAGTATCTAAAGCCCGGCGAAGAAATCGCCTTTGCGGCACCTTCGGCATCGGCGGGCTACCGCGATTACGTTGCCGCCAAGCAGGCGCAGATCGCTACCGGACTGCAGTTGACCTACGAGCAACTGACGGGTGACCTCTCTCGCGTCAATTATTCGAGCTACCGTGCTGGGTTGCTCAGTTTCCGCAATGGCATCGAGAGCTTCCGCTGGCTCACTTTCATCCCGATGTTCTGTACGCCGGTGTGGGAGCGTTTCGCGCCGGTTGCTTTTCTTTCCGGTTGGCTTGCCGAACCCGATCCGGCGCCAGCGGAATGGACGCCACCCGGCTTCGGCACGGTCGACCCTTACAAGGATTCCGTCGCCACGCTCAACCGGCTCCGCACCGGCACGCTCACACTCCGCCAAGCGATCGCCGAACAGGGATACGACCCTGACGCGCAGCTTGCGCAGATTGCCGACATCAACCGGTTGCTCGATGAGCGCGGCATCGTGCTCGATTGCGATCCGCGGCGGGTGACGCAAGCGGGCGCCCAGCAGAAGGAACTCACCGAATGAACGAACACACACCCACCCGTGAGCGGCTGGCCGCGGAGTTCGAAGCCCTCTCGCCGGCAAGCCGCGAGGACCGCACCGCTACGCTCACCTGGTATACCGGCGCCAATGTGCGCCGCTTCGATGGCCGGGGTGCCTATGAGATGTGCTTCTCGATGGACCCGGCTTCCATCCGCATGGGCCGCATGGCGAGCGGATCGGCACCGCTTCTCAACTCGCACCGTGACTTCACCGTCGATGACGTGATTGGCGTGATCACAAAAGCCTGGGTCGAGAACGGCATCGGCAAGGCAACCGTGCGGTTCTCCAAGCGCGCCGAGGTCGACCCTATCTGGCAGGACGTCCAAGACGGAATCCTGCGCAACGCCTCGATGGGTGTGGCGATTCACGGCATCGAAGATGTCACGCCGAAAGACGCAACGCTGCGCCAGGTGCTGGTGACTGACTGGGAACCCGAGGAAGTCTCCCTTGTCCCCATCGGTGCCGACCCGGGCGCGGGATTCCGGTTTCAACGGGCAACAGGCCCACAGGAGGAAACGATGGAGGAAACAACCCTCATCGAGACGGGCACTGAGGCCCGGTCGGAAATCAACGTGGGTGCCGAGCGGCAGGCGGCCGCACTGGCCGAGCGCACGCGCATCCAGGAACTGGAGAAGGTGGGCCGCGCGGCGGGGCTTGATGCCAAGCTGGTGGCTCAGCATGTTGAAGCAGGCACCACCGCGGACGAGTTTCGCAGCCTGGCCCTCGAGGAGCTGGCGCGCCGCAGTTCGGATACGCCCATCCGGAGTGCGGCTGCCGTGATCACTCGCGATGAGGCGGACACGCGCCGCGCGGGCATTGGGGCTGCGTTGCTTCACCGCTACGATCCGGCACTGTTCCCCATCCGGGACCATCTGGGACGGGAATTTGCCGGGCAGACTCTGCTCGATCTTGGGCGCGAATGCCTCGATGCCGTAGGCACGCGCACCCGCGGTATGGCGCGGCACGAGATCGCGAAGCTTGCGCTCTCGACCTCGGACTTCCCGCACATCCTCGCCGATGTGGCGAACAAAACCTTGCGGCAGGCTTACGATGCCTACCCGCGCACCTTCCTGCCTTTCTCGCGGCGCCGCTCTGCGGTCGACTTCAAGAACATCAACTCCGTGCAACTGGGCGAGGCCCCGAGTCTGCAAAAGGTGAACGAGAAGGGCGAGTTCACGCACGGCTCGATCGCCGAATCGAAGGAAACCTACAAGCTCGCCACCTATGGCCGCATCGTCTCGATCACCCGCCAGGTGATCATCAATGACGATCTGAGCGCCTTCACCCGGATCCCGGCGGGCTTTGGCGTAGCGGCGGCGACGCTCGAAAGCGACACCGTCTGGGGCATCATCACCTCGAACCCCAACATGGGCGACGGAGTGGCGCTTTTCCACGCCAACCACGCGAACCTGCTCACGGGTGCGGGCACGGCACTGGCGCTTACCGGGCTCGGTTCCGCGATGGCCGCGATGGCCAAGCAGAAGGGCCTCGATGGCGTGACGGTGCTGAACGTGCAGCCGCGCTACGTGGCCATCCCGGTCGCGCTGCAACTCACGGCCTTCCAGTTGATTGCCTCGAACCTGGCGCCGGCCCAAGCGGCGAACGTTGTGCCCGAGTACATCCGGGCACTCACGCCGATTGCCGAGCCGCGGCTCGATGCCTCGAGCACTGCAGCGTGGTATTTGTTCGCCTCGCCCGACCAGATCGACACCATCGAGTACGCCTACCTCGAAGGGCAGGATGGGGTCTACATCGAAACCCGGCAGGGCTTCGACGTCGATGGCGTTGAGATCAAGGCCCGGCTCGACTTTGGCGCCAAGGCCATCGACTGGCGCGGGATGCAGAAGAA